GTTAATAGCGCCAGTAACAGTGACAAACGCAAGTTTGTTAAACTGCCCCGGAACCATTAACCCGGCGTTTGTTCCATCGGCGGCGGGGATTGTTGCATCGGTCCCCGTGTCGCTTGTTACGACCCCGTTAGTTGATGCCGCCGAATATGCAAGATTGGTCATACCGCCAACCGTTACGTCAAGGCTTTCTTCTTCGGCTATCTTAGACCAAGTTGCGGTTCCTAGCCATTGATAAAGCGCCCAACCGGCGTCAACACTAGCGTCGCCGCTTGCGTCGTTTACTTTAACAACGTCCCCTAGACTTAAAGTCCCGTCAAGCGCGTTTCGCGCGGCAATGTCGGCAACAATATAGTTTGTCGTTCCCAAGGCCGAAGCAACGTAAGAAGCGACTTCGCTACCTAGCACTTTATACAACACGCCGCCGCGTGAAATCATAATACTGTCGGAACCTTGAAACGCCATTTTAATTTTCCTTATCCGTTTGGAAGACTTTCGATGTTTATTCTAAGGTCGGAACCTTCCAATTCTAAGCCGTCGCTAGGGTCGCTAACGCTAGGCAAATTTTCAATATCAACCCGCAACCTATCTGCTATTATTGAAAGACCGTCGCCGGGTCCGTCAACAGACAAAAATTCTTTGAACGACTTTCCTTGAAGCGACGGTCTTTCGTAAAATTCAAAGTCAACCGTTACGTTCCAACGCCAAAAAGAATGTTCGGACGTAGCTTCTTTGGCGGCGGACTTTTCAAAGCCGACCCCGGAAGGCGTTTCGACGTTGCGGTATATATCGGCAATTACCCCGGCCAGCAAGTCGCCAGTATTATAACTGTCCTTGACGTTCCGGGGCGCGAAGACTTGAACAATTATTTGTCCGACCGTGCGCCAGTTAGCGGGCGAACCGCCGGGTTCGTCGGTCATCATGTGGGCAACTTGGCGGCTATCAACAACCATTGTCAACGCACGGGTCCAAAATTTGCCTTGCATTTGCTTCGAAGCTTCGGACACTTCGTCGGGTGTTTCAATGCCCTGCCAGCGCATTTCGAAGGCGTTAAGGTCGGCGTGAAGCCCGCGCAAGTCGTCGCCAGCCGACAAGAGTATGTCGAACATTTCGCCGCGCGCAACTTGACGGGTCGTCGGCATTAGCGTTCAATCCAAAGCTTCCACAAGATGATTTCACCGTTCGGACTAAGCGGCGTCATCTTGACGATTTCAACGTTCCGCCCCGTGCTATCCGTCAAAGTGTCGGACGTAGCAGGGTCGAAATCAACAGCGGCCATAAGGCCGTATTCAGCGGCAACGTTCACGTCGGTATCGCCAAGCGCGGCGATGACGGCGGCAAGCGAATTGTCGCCGCCGTTCGGAAAGAACGCAATCTTAACCGGCGTAGGGTCGTTCGGCGCGACTTCGGTTCCAACCCAAGGCTTCGCCGCCGGGTCTTTCGCGCCCGGCTTAAACCAAAGGCAGTCTTCGCCATACTTCGCGATAAGGCGCTTGGCCGTCGCAATTTGGCGGTCGAACACGCCCATTATACGCGAATCACGCGGAAGCTTCCACCTTGCCCACATGTATAGGGCGCGATGGCAGCGGTAACGGCGGGGAATGACGGCGCGTTGTAAAGCGACGCTTCCGAATATTCGGTTTCGATAGGGCCAATCTTTTCGCGCGTGACTGAAGCGCCGCCTTCGAAGTTTGGCATAAGATCAACGCCGGACTTTGACGCAAGCGCAAGCATCATTTGGGCGCGCTTAATAGGCGTCGGCACTTCGTCGGACGGATAGGCCAACGTTCCGTCGAAGTTGTAAAGGGTTCGCGGGAAAGGCAACGCTTGCGCCGCAACCGTCACGTTGCCACGCCAGCATTCGGCCAACAGGAAATCGACGGCTTTGATTAAGTCAATGTCGGATGCGTCAACGTCCGCAACGACGACGCCGCGCGCCGCCGCATAGGCGATGTATTCCGCACGGGTTACGAACGAAGTTGCGTCGTCCTTCCCGGTTCCGTCTTCAACAATCAAAGCCATCGTCGTATCCCCCTAGTTTGCCTTCCACGCGGTCGCCCCGCCCGGTTTAGGCGTTGCGGTGCCAGTGACGGCCTGTTGCGGTGCCGCCGGGGCGTCCGTGGACGCCTTGGGCGGGTCGGGTTCGTCCTTGGCGGCTTCGGCCTTGATTGCCGCTGCCTTGGCATAGACGGGGGGAACGTCACCCGCCACATAGTCGAAGTCTTCGATATTGTCGTCGGACTGGACTTTGACCGCGTTGCGGATGCAAACCAAGCCGTTGATTGCGTCGATTTCAAGCTGTTGTTCTTCGTTGGGAACAACGCCCGTCACGAAATACAACGTCTTGTGTTGCTTCTTCTTTGCCATGCCAATAAGTCCTTGCTTTCCCTGCTACTTAGACGAATGGGGCGACGCGCGAAGCAAGGAACACGCGCCGCCCCTACGTCAAACGTTACGCCGCAACCTGCAACAGAACGCCCGCCGTATCCTTGTGCGAAGTCGCAACCCGGTCCCAATTGTTCGCCGTGGCAAGCGCCGCATCGTTCGGCGACTTGCCGCCCGAAGTCTTGTCCCACGAATAACCCTTGATACCAAGGTTATACGACCATTCGGCCTGAACCGAACGTTGAATGTTTTCTTCGCCGTTCGTGGTTTCAATGTTCTGGTCGAAGTCGTCGTTCTGTTCGACAACGATTGCGCCAGCCGTCAACCCGGCGACGTAATATTCGTCGGGCGTCGGCGTGACATTGATAAGCGACGGACTGTCGGTCACGATGAAAGGCCGACCGAAGCCGTCCTGTCGAACGTTGACAGTGCCGAAGGTAAACAGCCCTTCGGTATTCGCCAGCGCCGTGCCGAAAATCGTGAACATGGTTTGCGAGTGCATCAACCACGCCCGAAGGTCGTTCGAACGGTCGCCGAACTTCGACGCGCCGCCCAACAGGGTTGCGAAGGTCGTTGCGCTGCCCGACACGTCTTCGAACACGTCGGTTTCGCCGGTCAACGCCGCGACATAGGCCATGATAGCCGTATTCAGCATGTCGGCCATTGCGGCAACGGCAAGCTGCTGTCCGAAGACCGCGCCGCCTTCTTCGGGGTTCTGCTGTATCCAACGGAACTGCGAAGGCGGCATGGTTACGGGCGGGGTGCCAGCGGCAACCTTCACCATCGTATCGACCAAGTGTTCCAGCGTCTTCGACGCTACGTCGCCCGTGCCGTAAGCGTTACGACGACGAACAAGGCCGTCGATAAGACCCCAATGCGCCTTGTCGCTGAAGTCGCCGATGATAGGCGACGTGCGAAGGATAAGCGTATTCTGCGACGCCGCGTTGAAAAGTTCAATCTGCTGCGTAAGAACTTCCGTCATGCTTTCGTAAGTAAATTCCGAAAACACGGCCAAGTCGGAAAGTGCCATTGTCTTGTTCCCTTGTTGTGCGGCGTCGCGTCCGAATAGACTTGAACGAACCGCGCGTTACTGTTGCGCCGCCGCCGCTGCTGCTGCCTTACGTTCCGCGATGCGCGCCGCCATGTCTTTGGCGGGCAACTTGGAAAGGTCAACGTTCGCGTCGGCTTGTTCGCCACCATTCGGTTGCATCCCGCTACCAAGGGGCTTGATCGTTGGTTTTGGGGGCGTCCCGCCGCCGCTGCCATTCGATGCTTTGATAATAGCGGCGAAATCCTTGTTTGCAACAAATTCTTCGCCCAATTTTTCAATCGTAAGGTCGCCCGGCTTGCCGTCCGCGCCCAAGACCTTCGTAACGGGTTCGTCGCCCGACATATCGGCAACAAGGCGCGAACGAATGTGCGGAAGAAGAAGCGAAGGGGACGTTGAAATTTTGGTCGCCAGCGCAAGCGCGGCGTTGTCAACCAACGTCTTTTCGGCGAAGGTCTTCAGCTTGCCCGTTGTCTTTTCGTGTTCGGCGGTCAACGCGGCAACGTCCGGCGCGCTGTCAATGGTCGTCTGAAGTTCGCGAACCTTCGTCGTAAGCGACTTGTTCTTTTCGCGTTCCGACGCCAAAGCGCGCTTGACGGGTTCAACGTCTTCGCCTTGCGGAAGGTCCGACACGTCAAGGACGTATTCGCCGTCTTTGTCCCCGGCGATGTATTCGCCCTTAAATTCGTCCGAAAGCTTGTCGTAAGCCGCCTTGTTGATTTTGAACTTCATTGCCATGTTGAAAAACCTTCCTTGCTTTAACTTAAAATCAACGCGCGCTTGCCTTGGTATTGCTCCAACGAAATCGCCGTCGAACCTTCATAACGCGACGACGGCGCGGCGTCAAAGGCATCGTTGACAAAGGCGGCGGGTTGCGAAGCTGCCCACATGCTGAAGCGCAATTCGGGCGTCGAAGCCCTGCCATAGTCGGGGACGATGATTGACCGGCAACCAACATGGGCGGGCGGGACAGGGCCGCGACCGAAGACGTAAATCTTGCCGTCGCGTCCAAGGCAAATGTTCGTCGTGCCGTCGTCAATAACGGAAACCCATTCGTATTTACCGAATACCTTCTTCGCCGTAGTCATCGCGGCTTGCGCCGACATGTGTTGCATTACGGTATTAAGCGCGGCGGTCGAAGCGTTGTCCAGCAAGCGACCAATGCCGTCTTTATATCGGTTGTTCTTCGTCCCTAGAAACGACGTAGCGACTTCGGCTTTCGTCTTCCGGTTAGCGTAACCCATGACGACCAAGCGTTCGATGCGCGACATTGTATAGGTCGTTGACCCCGTTAGGAACGGAAGCCAAAACATGCCGTTTGCGCCCATTGGTTCGGTCTTCGACGCGGCAAAGATTGCGTCGGGGTCGGCTTCGGTTTCGAAGTATTGGGCGAACGCGCCGACTTCGACTTGCATGTAACGTTCAAGCCAAACGACAAGTTCGTTCAACCAAGGCGTGAAGACCAATCGCATTGAACGCCGAAGTTCGACCAAGACCGCGTTAAGCTGGCGCTTGTTCGCGTCGCCCAAGTTGTCGTAAGTAATGTGGGCAAGACTAGCCCGCAATACCGCGTCAAGCCGCCCTAGAACCTTCGGGAAGTCGGCGTTGCGTCCGCGCTTCAGCCCTTCAAGATAGACTTGATGCCGAACTAGAACGTCGAACAAGTCGGCCATTACGCAACAGCCCCGCCGGGATTAGCGTTCGGGTCTTCGGGGTTGGCCAGCGCCGCCGCCTTCGCCATACCTTCGGCTTCCTTGACGGCGTTTGCCATGCGGTCGGCTTCTTCCTTTTCGGTTTCGGCCTTGGCTTCTTCGTCGGTCAACGAAGCGATGCCAGCCCGGCGCAAGCTGTCGCGCCATTCGGTCCACGTAATACCGCCCGCCTGATATTCGGCCAACAGCGCCTTGCGTTCTTCGGGCGACAAGTTGACCAAATCAAATTCGGTATTAAGTTCGTATGCAATGTTGGTTGCTTCCTGTCCGACGAAACGGGCGGCGAAGCCAAGGGCAAATTGCATACCGCTGCCAACGTTCTTCGCGATGGTCGCAAGAACCGACGTTTCGGAAACGTTGTCGTGGTCGGCTTCGGTCGCCGTCCGTTCAATCTGCGAAGCTTCGACAAGCTTTGCGCCAAGCGCCAGCATTTGCCCTTGCTTCATTTCCATTGCGTCTTTGGCCATCGTGTTAGGTTCGGCCTGAAGGATGCCCGCCGCGCCGTTAACGGGAAGCGGAATGCCGCCGACGCTGCCCATGCGAACTTCGCCCTTCATTACGTCGTCAAGCCATTTTTGCGTAAGGCCGGAAACCCATAGCGTCGGCTGTCCGACGACGTAAACGCTTTCTTCATAGTCGGCGCTGTTGCGATAGTGCGCGATGTTGATTGAACAAATGTCATACATCGGCGGCGCGTCAATCGTCGGGTCGTTGTTCACGCTGCCAATGAAGACGAACGGGATTTCGTCAAACGTGTTGCCCGCGCCATCGGTCGGAACGTAGCTTTCGGCTGGCGTCGAACCCGTCTTGCTGCGATATATTTCAATCGTGTAAACGTCGCCGTCCAGCCGAAGAACCCGCCATTGATCTTTCTTCTTCGTTTCAAAGCCGTCGTCTTCTTCTTCGTAATCTTCGCGGAAGACGACCAACGAAAGAATTGTTTTCGCGCCGCGCCGACGAACGCGCCAGTTAATCGCGTCCTTCGGGTCAACAATCTTCAGCGTCGGCTTGACGTTCCCGCTTTCAAGGTCGGCGCGCGACGTGCCTTGCCCGGCTTCGGTCGTCGTGTTGGGATAGTCGGCGTAAAGACCGACGCGGCCAAAGCCAAGCGCCTTGTCCGTAAGTTCTTGCGCGACTTGCTGAAGCGACACGCCCGAACCCGTCGCGTCGTCAATCATTGGTTCAAGCAACGACGGAAGTTCAACAAGCGGGTCGCGAAGGAAGATTTGACCGCGAAGACCAAGTTGCGTCCGTTGCGCTACGTTGAAGAAGTTAGCGCGCGTAATGTAGCTTTCATAGCGCGCCATGTTTTCGTTCGACGTATCGTCGGGGTTTGGCATCGGAAGATACTTCGTCCGACGATACTTAACTTGCTGTTCGCCAGCCAAGCAATCTTCGATAAGTTCGTATTGCTTCAACTTCTTACGAAGTTCTTCGCGGACGCTTGAAACGGGCATTTCGTCTTCCTTTACGTTGGCCGCTTAATCTTCAACTTCGTCGGCGCGCGGTTGTCACTGTTTAGGATGCGATAGCGGGCGTCATCGTAAGGATGGTCTTCCGCGTCCGTATCCACGTCGTCGGGGTCGTCGTCGTCACGCGGCAAGGTCGGCCATGTGGCAATTGCGGCCCGGCAATTTTCCATAACGTAAAGCGCCGGGTCTTCCGGTCGCTTCATAGCAGCTTCTAACCTATCGCGCATCAACTGCAAACCGACTTTTCGCGTCCCCGGCGACTTGTCGCTTTCGGTCCAACAAATGCCAACGTCGGCCATCTTCTTTTCGATGGTATCAACGGCGTTATCCGTGACGTTCCGAATTTGGTTGTCCGCCGGACCCGGTTGCGGTTGCTTCGGGAACCATCCTAATTCCATTTGCTTTATTTCGTAATCGCGCACGGCTTCAGCAACCGCCGTTGATGACATGCGAAGACCTTTGTTCGTCCCGAACTTTTCCGTAAGGTATAGTTCGCCGATACGAATAAGCGTCCCGCGCGGCGGGCAGAACGTCCACGTTGAACCGTCGTCAAATTCAACTTCGGCTTCTTCGCCGTTAGCTTCGGCCCACCATCCGATTGAACAAGGATGCGTCGAACCCCAATCCATCGAACGGTCGATATACCAAGTATCGGGGACCGTGAAGCGGGGCAGAATGTGAATTTCTTTGCGCCATACGTCGTCCAGCGCGCCGCCCGCAACAATGTCCCAATCGCCTTCCAACCAAGCCGCCCGTTTGTTCGGGTCGGTTATGCTGTCAAGTTCGGCGATATACAACGGGTCAAGATACGGGTTTTCTTTATACGACCCGAAAATGGCTTGTTGACGACGTTCAATTTCGACTTCTTTCTTAAGGCCGGGATGAAAGACCTTAACAACAGTCCGATGAATTACGCCGGACGGGCAAGGGTCGATAAAGCGCGCCTTAACCCAATTGTGACCCGGCCCGTAAGGGTTCGTTGTGCTGAAGACTTCAAGCGGCATAGGCGGCGTAACATACGACCCGTCTTCGTTGACCGCGCTGTTTTTCTCTTGCGTCCACGACGAACGGTTACAACTCATCATTGCGTCGTAAGGTTCGCTATTCGGATACTTGGCAAGTTCGTTCCAACCAATGAACGGAAATTCTTGCCCGTGATAGTTCCAATAGTCGTCGCTACGTAGGAATTGCCGAAACAACAGTTCTTCGCCAGTCGGCCAAACCCATTTAAGGTCCGACTTGCTTTCAAGAAACCTAGCTTCGGGGAAGGCTTGGCGGAAGATACGCTTGGCCTTCAATATAAGGTCGTCAAGGTTCTTGTATTTGCGGTCGAAGATTACGCCGCGCCAATAGCTGCCATAGCCCTTGCCCACATTCTTAGCGAAGCGCATTAGCTGGCAATCGGTTTTGCCCGGCCCGCGCGTCCCGTGATACAAGATATGGTTCGCCGGGGTCTTCAACGCAATTTCTTGCGAAGTTCCCTTAAGGTATGCCCATACCGTGTTACGTTCGGGCGCGGCATTGTCTTTCCCCCTATGACGGGCGGGACGAACGCGCATCGGCCATCAACTGTCGTTGTTGTTCGGCCCATTGGCCTTCCAAGATTGGCAATTCGTCATCGGTCGCGCGGGAAGGCACTTCGATTACGTTCTGAATTACGTTGACTTGAACGTTGTTGCTGTTCTGCCCCGTGTATTGCATTACGTCGGCGAACAGCTTGTAAAAGCCTAAGCTGTCCTTCGGGTCGCCTACGCTACGCGCCTTGTCGATAAGTTCTTTCGCCAACGCCAATTCGTCGGGAACAAACGGCGTCGGGTCTTCCTTAACAAGACGGCTGATTTCGCGTTGAACGAACGGGTCGTTAATCCATTTTTGCGCGGCCATCGCGCGCCCGTAATTGTGTTCGCCGGGAAACAGCGTGTAACCGTGCAACGCGGCGTTGGCCGGGTCTTCGGCGCACATGTGGGCAAACTGCAACTTCAATTGCAATTCGTCTTCGTCGCTGAAGATTACGGGTTGTTGATGCGCCCATGACATGCCGGGCAACGTATCCGACGAAGGGCGCGAAGTCTAGGGCTTGTTGCGGGCGGCGGCACGTTTCGCAGCGTCGCGCCGCCATTGGGCCGTTGCTTCGACTTGGGCGGCGCAATCGTTGCGTTGACGGCGGGTCCGCGTCAATTCGTCCACTAGGTCGCCGTTGACCGTGGCGGGCCGTTCGGACGTGTCGCACGGCACGACAAGCGCCGCGTCGGGCAAGTCTTCGACGTAGCGGTATTCAATTGCCGGGCGCGTTGATAGCCCCGCGCACCCCGCTAGGGATAGGCTGATTAAGCCAATCGCGAACAGTCGGGTCATTTCGTGCCGCCCTTTCAACTACGGTTCGAACGGTCGTTTCGCGCGTCGCGTTCGCCGTCTTCGCCCCTGCCAATGATTGAATGATTGCGTCGTTCGCCAACCGCTGTTCGCTAAAGCCTTTGATGACTTCGGCGTTAGTGTCGTTGACTTTCTGAAGCGTCGCCGCTTTGGTTTCGGCCTGTTCGGCCCGCGACTTCAACGACGCAATGTCGCCGCGCATATACAGAACGACAAACAACAGCCCGGCAAGCGCGAACCAATGCCAAAACTTCTTAGCGAAGGCTAATCCTTCTAGCATCGTCTTCCCTTTCGTCGCGTTCGTTCGACTTCCGAAGTTCCCCTAATATCAGCTTTAGGCGTTCGTTCAAGACTTCATGTTGAAGCTTCGAAAGGTCGCGTTCAAGCGCAAGATGGTCGCAAAGAACTTCGATGGCATCGGCAAGTTTAGAAATGGATTTGCTGTCGGCGATTGCGGCGGACAGCAGAACAACGGCGTCGCTTTCGTCTTTCTTACCTTCGATAGGAAGCTTTGATTTGAACCAACCGTAAGCCGCGAACCCAAACGTTGTAAGAAAGACTAAGAACGAACCGATAGCCGTAACCCAATCCGGCACCTTATCACTTATCGTTATTGGGTCCATCTTTCGTCATCCGTGTTTCATCGAATACTTGCCTTGCATCCGACGAAGCACGAAGAACGTTATACATTTCGAACAAAAGTATAACGGGATACATCGCCCAACTTGTCGTCGGAACACCGGACACGAACAAGCCTAGCGATATTTCATACCAAAAGAAACAGGAAAGAAACGCCATTATCATACGAACATAAGGCGTTGAACGAAGCGCGCCGTTTATATAGAGCGCAACAATTCGCGTCAACCCCATGAACGCGCAACCGAACGCCCAACCGCGTTGACCGAAAGTCCCCTGAAGACCGACGTATTGAAGGCCGTTGGCGTCTTCAAACATGGACGGGAACGCGAACAGCATCAAAGCCCAACCAAGCAAAAAGAACGCGAATAACCATTCGGTCGCCCGCGAAGTAAACTTGTGATGGAAGCGAATAAGCATCATATCGCGTTCGTCGTTCCTTTGCACGTCTTAGCCCCCGCTATACCGATTATTTCGCCGAAAGTTCCCGGCGTTTCTGCCAAAACGTGTAAACAACAAGGCCGACGCCCGCAATCATCAAAACGCCGAAGACAATTGCGGCGATACGTCCAATTGTCGTATCGTCAATGTGCGCCTTAACAGCGTCGGCGGCTTGGATAACGGTTGCGCCGGAAACGCCGACGCCAGCAACGACCGCGCCGACGCCTTCGGGCGTCTTGGTAACGGCCTTCGCAGCTTCGGGCGCTTTGCCGTTGACTTCGCCAGCCTTCGCGCCAATCGGCGTCGGAAGTTCGCCAGCCTTCAACGGGAATGTCAAATCATCGTTGGCCATCTTAACGGCGTAGTCGATTACGCCGTTGTCGCCTTCGTCCGCGTTCTTGTTCGGCTTGTCGCCAAGGACGCGACGGGTCCAGCCTTTGCCGAACGTTCCGAAGGTCTTCAGCGAATGCAAGAAATCCATGCGACGATTGCAATACGCTTCGATAAGCGCAACTTCGTCAATCGCTGCGATGGCACATGCGGCGTTGATTGTGGCGGAACCAATTTGGCTATCAACGCCAATCTTCGTCGTCGTGCCGACCATGTTGCCCACACTATTAATCGTGCGCTGAAGGTCTTTGATGGCGCGGCCCGCGCCGCTGTTAACGGCGTAGTCGAACACGGCGTAATCAAGTCCGGCGGGCAGCGCGTCACACTTGGCGGCGTCCCAATATTGGTTCTTGTAAATGTCGTTGACTTCGGCGGACGTAATGTAGCGAACGCTTCGCGTAGCTTCGCCCTTGCGAACCCGATAATCGTCATAGACCTTTTGCGTAACGCCTTTGTTCGTCGCGCCGCCGGGGTCTTTGGGATGATTGACGAAGCCGCCTTCATGGGCAAGCGTCAAGGAAAGCGAAGGTTTGAACGAAGTCTTGGCCATAAATCCCGCCCAGCTAGGTTGAAGTCATGGGCGCACCATAGACGGGCGTAGGGCAAAAGAAAAGGGCCGACATGGGTTGCCCCATATCGACCCTTCCCGCGACCCTGCCCTAGCGCCGAGGGCGCGCCGGGCGGGCTAGGCTTAGGCTTCGCGAAGGATGACCGCGCCGGACGCCGGGGCAGTCCACGCGCCGTATGCCTTGCCGCCTTCAACCGGCTTGACGGCGAAGGTCTTGCCCGGCGTAGTCACGTCGCGCATTTCCTTCTTTTCGCCGATGACGATAAGCTTGCCGTCTTCGCCCTTGACGCGCTTGCCGTTTTCGTCGGTCTGATAGACCTTCAACGTCACTTCCTTCTTTTCGCCGGTCGGCGTCGCGAAGCGGGCGTTCGCGCTGGAAATGGTCGAAGCCAGCGACTTCGCCGCGTCGGGCTTGTCTTCGCTGTTCGGGACGAAAATCATGTCGCCGACGTTCATTGCGTCGAAGTCATACATGGACGAAGCCTTGCGGGTCCGTCCGGTCGGGAAGCTGGCAGCAACGCCCGTGATGATTGCGAACTTGTTGGGGTTGCTGTTGGTTGCGGTTGCGGCGTCGGTCACGTTGTTGGTTCCTTCGGTTGCGGGCTTGGGCGCTTCGGCCATGCCCTTTTCGGTTGCGCGAACAGCAACCTTGTCGCCGTCCGTGATTTCCGTATTGACTTCGACCATATCGTTGTCAACAAGATTTTTCACTTCCGCAACCGTCGCGAAATGAAAAGGCGCGTCGTCGTTTGCCATCGCCGCGATGATTACGGCCAACAGCGACTTGTCGCCAGCGGTAAGCTTCTTTGCCATGTCGTAAAATCCTTCCTTGCTTGAATGTGGACGAACCGTCGTCCGAACAACGCGCTAAACTACGCGCGAAACCATGTCAACAATTATTTTGCAACGTTCGCGTAAAGCGTCGCGCCGCCTTCGATGGCTTGTCGTTGGGCAAGGTTCAAGTTCGCGGCCATCGTTTCGAATTGAACGCCAAGGTTCATAAGCGCGGGATTGCCGACCGCCTGAAGCTGTTCGCTATGAAGTTCGAACATAATCTTCGCTTGTTCGACCAACTGAAATAGCAGCAACGACGACGCGACCAAATGCCGATAATCGGGGTGGCACTGTCCGGCAAGCATGACCAATTCAAGCCCCGGCGGAACGCCGCCCGCCGCCAACACGGCGTTATGTTCGGGACCGATAGGCAGGGCGAAGATATGGCCCGCCGCGTCGGTTACGAAGATACGCGACATAAAGTCCGCTTTAATCTTCGCTGCCCCTGAAGAAGCGCCGTTGGGTTCGTTCGGTTTTGTCATCGTTCCAGCCCGGTAAAATGTCATTGGGATTTCCGCCCGCCGCTTCGAAGCCGCGAACGTATTGGTTGACGTGTATCATGTCCATACGTCCGTTGCAACGTTGACATGTAAGCTTCGCGCCGAATAACGCGCCGGGTCCGCCTTGAACTTGTTCGTCGGTCATTACGAAGTAATGGCGCGGACAGGCGTTAAGCTTATCGACGTTCGCTTGCGCGTCGGCCCATAGCCGCTTCCTGTCCGCGCCGTCCATTACTTCGCGCCCTTGGCGGCGTCGCCTTCAGCGGGCGCTTCGCTTGCGGCGGTCTTTTCACCCCAAGGCGACGCGGCGTCGGTTTCGGCGACGGTCGGGCGGTCCCCCTTTTCTGCCACGACTTCGGCGTTGTCGTCTTCGTTCATGGACGTATCCGAAAGAACGTTCGCCTTCGAAACTTCCCGACGCATCGGGTTATAGTCCGGCATGGACTTGACTTGCGCGGTCTGAATTGGCTTCGCCGGTTCGGTCGTGTTGTGGTTCGATTTGACTTCGGCGGGTTCTTTCGCCTTTGTCGTTGCCTTCTTATCGGTCATGGTATTGCCTTTCACATGTGAAGCCCGGCGAACAAACAACGCCCGCCGGGCCAAATGGTTCTAGCCGCGCGTCGTCTTCATGTCATGCGCGTTGTTGGCGTCGCGGATACGGTCGGCCATATCCGCCATATCGCCGCGCGCTTCCATGTGGGCAGGGTTCTTGACGACTTCGACGCCGGGCAGCAAAGGCGCATCGGGCGCGGCGGACTTGAAGGCGTCTTCAAGCTTGGAATGTTCGGCCTGAAGGTCGCGGTTCGCATCGCGGAACACGTCGAACGCTTCGCCGTGCCGACCGCGCAACTTGTCGATATTCGCACGGTTCGATTGGTCAAGCGTAAGGCCGATGCCCCGAAGCGACCGCACGACATACCACGACACGTCGCCCGCTTCTTCCATGACGTTAACACGGTCGAAGCCGTTGCCTTCAAGGAACTTCAGCAGATATTCGGCGACTTCCCCGGCTTCAGTAATGACACCGACCGCACCATGAAGAACGTCAATGTCGGCGGGCGACCATGCGTTGATTGCGGACAACCCTTCGATAAGGTCGTGAAGCGTCGGTTTGATGACCGGCGGAAAGTTCAAGTCGTTGCGCGTTTTGCCGCGAAACAACAGTTTCTTGATAAGGTTCAAGTCTTCGGCAAAACCCTTCACGCCCATAAGGACGTAACGCATATCGGTTACTTCGACTTGTTCGGGGTGAAATTCAACGGAACACGTCTTATCGCATTCGGCCATATAGTCGAAGTGCGCGCCGATGTTGTTTCCGCTGGCGTCTTTGCCCGTGCGAAATTCTTTTTCGTTCATAAAGTTGTCCTTCCTTGGATTGCCCACATGGGGGCGGGCCAGCTTACGCCCAACAGGGGCGGGCCGCAACCAATGAAGGCGCGGCCCGGCGTCCCATATCGGGTCAATAATCGTCGTAATAGTCGTCGTGGTCGGCTTCGTTCAATTCTTCAAGAATGCGGTCGGTTTCGCCCTTCGTCGCTGCAATACGACGGTCCAGCCAATCGCACTTCTTCACCGCACGACCATTGATTGCCGTAATATACCATTCGTCAACATACGACGACATAATACCAACGTCCGGTTCCGCGCCTTGAACCGTGTATTCGATGGTAACGGGAAGCCCGCCAAGAACGGTCGTGTCGATTTCGTATGCCATTTCGTTAGCCCTTATCCAAGTGACTGTTGATACGACGTTCTTAGCGACGAACGTTACGACGGTCAAGCGCCTTAATCGCCGTCGTGCGAATACGCTTCAGCCGGGCGGCTTCCTGCCATGCGGCGATATGCGCGAAGGCGTATCCGTCAAAATACGACCATTCGCCGTAGTTCTGTCCGACCGGCGCGACGTTGAAGTTGTGGTTGATAAACATTGTGGTTCCCTTCGTTGCTTCGTTGGAACCGTTATCGACCACAAGTCTTAACATTTCGTGAAAGCCTTTCGATGGTCGTTCAAGTTAGCTTCCGTCCGAAAGTGATAGCCGCAATCTTTGCAACGATACGGAAAAGCTAACGAAGGCTTCTTTCGGCTTTCGCGGTTGCGGGCGGGCGGCTTGCAATTAATCATGTGCAAGACTTGACGAAGATAACGACGGACAGGACGTTAAGAACGACGAACAGCAGGAACGCCAAGCTTCGCGCGGTCGGGTTCGAACGCATCCCGGTTCCATTGCACGACGGGCAAAATTCACCATAGGTTCGGTCGGACATAGGGTCGTCGTTTCGCATCAACCCAATGCCGTTGCAATCCAAGCAACGTTCGTCGTCCTTGACCTTGACCATTACGTTAACCCTTTCGCCATTTCGACGTATGATTGAATGTCGCGCGCGGCGCTACGCCAATCGAAGCATACACTACACGCATAACGAACGCTTCGCAAGTATGCAATCCAATCGTCTTGTTCGTTCGACGTTACGCCCGCCCGGCGCTTCGTCGCTTTGTCCGCGCTACGCTTCATTTCGACAAATAGCCCGGCGTAATCGCGACAAGGCAACGGCAAGAACACGTCGGGGACGCCGGACTTAACGCCTTCATGCTTCAGCTTCGCGGCGGTTATCTTGTCACGCAAGCCGCCGTTGGGGATAGCGAAGCAACGCGCCAGTTCGGGAACGCCAATCTTGGGCGACCCTTCGAAGGCGCGCGGCCCTATATCAGCGAACGCCCATGCGACCGCGAAGCCGTGTTGTTCGGCGACCTTCAGCCATTGGAATAAAGCCCTTTGCTCCCCGTGTTCCGTGCCGCTCTTAGCTAGTTGGTCCGGCGTCAAAGTTCGGTTCCCCGTTCGCTTTAATATTCTTCGGATGATACGGGCAACCCGCGCGTTCGTCAATCTGTCTTTGCAGTTCATCGCGAAGTATTAACATACCCCTATATACGTCGGCCCATGCGTTACCATGCGTTTGCGTGTCGTCGTGAACGTGAAAGTCTTCGCCGTCAACTTCGACACTTAACGTTATGGTAACAAGCTTCTTCATTAGCCTATGTCCGGTGCGTTGGGGAACTTGCACGGGCCAAGCCCGCATTCGGCGCACGTTCGCGGCATGACTTCGCCAGCGACTTTCTTGTATTCGTTACAGTTCTTCCAAGCGAACGGAAGCCCCTTCACAATGTCGCCTATTTGCTTCGCTGGCGTTTCGCGTTCGTCGTGCATGGACGGGACGCCCCTAAGCCCCATGATGACGAAGCCGGGCAGGATTGCGGGGAAGTCTTCGGCGGTCATAATGTAAACCACGTCAAGCCCCGACAACGAACGGCCCGTATTCCCGTAGGACGGGTCAAATTCGCGAAGGTCCAGCACGTCGCCAACGCGATAGTCGCGGTCGTTGCGCCTGATTTCGAACGTCTTCTTCCCGGCGGCGATAGCTGCGAAGAAATGCGGATGGCATTTAAGCGTATGCGTTTTCATGGTTCGTATAACCTTGACAGTTCGAACCAACGTCCGACATGCGACAACGACGTGTCGATTGCGTCCAATAGTTCGTTGTGTTCGGCGGCAAGCGCCATCTTGACGATTTCAAGGCGTTGTTCGGGCAGCTTCACGCGGTCGAACTTTGCTTCGTCATCGCCGGTTAGCAGGACGCATATAGCGTCTAACGTTTCCGTTTTAGGCGTCACGCTTCGGCAACATGGCGTAAGCGATAAAACGCGGCGTCGTCGTCAACGACGTGCCAAGCTTCCAAAACGGCTTCGGGTCAAGTTCCATGCCCCGGCCAAGCCCTGCCATACGTGAAATGCGTTCGATAACATGCGGCATAATCTTCGCCGGATATGCGCTAACAACTTCTTCCATAGCTTCGTCCTTCCAATAGCCCGTTATTTCATGCCCGTTATACGAAGCCGCGTCAATCATTTTGGGCGACCCCATTTGTCCTTCTTTGGGACGACCGGCGGCAACGTCTTATGGTATGCGTCGGCGTCGGGTCCGGTGAAAGGCGCACATTCAACCGGCTTGCCCCATTTGCCCACATGGGGCGCGGGCGGCGGGCTGGCGACCACGGCGGCGGGCTTCAGCCCCCCAATCACGCACGACCGCCCCAACAGGCACTTCGAACGACGGGACAGGGCGCAACGCCCGGCCTAGCTTTTGAATGTCCGGTGCCACGGTTGGCCGTCCCCATTTGGTGTTCGCTTCGGCCTTGTCGCGTTCAACGATGCCGTCGCGTTCCATGATAACGCGCTTATAGGCGTCGTAATGTTCGTCGGGCAGAACGTGCCAATCGGCGGCGTAGTCAATCGTTCGTGCCGACCAACCCGACGAAGCCCCGGCGGCATGATTGATGCGCCAGCCCGCAAAGTTGTAATCAACGAACGTGCCTTCGGCCATATCGACGGCGCGCACCTTGTAACCGATGACGGCCAAGGACAACGCATCGTCGCACGTCAACACGTCGTCGGGCGTGTAATCGCGTTCGGGGTCAATTGCCATGACGCTTTGCCATTTCATGCTTAACGTAGTCTTCGGCTTCAGCCATAGACGTAAACGTTTGGTTCGTGATGCGGTCGCGCGGCCCGTCAACGGTCGGCGTCGTTTCGATGATGCGAAACGGTTTGCGGTCGCGCGGTTCGCGCTGTTCCATGATTTTGAAGGTCATGTTATTTGTTCCATCCTTATGTTCGCCTTGCCCAACGCTTCGCGGATAAGGTCAAGCTTCACCGTATCCCGGCGAAATTTCTTCTTCCGCAATGCGTCGTTCTTAGCCGCCACACGTTCGCCGATGGCATACGCCAACAGTTCGACGGTATCAGTATGCGCGCGACGCAACGTTTCGTCAAGCGCGTTGATGCGTTCAAGATACTGTTCGTCGGTCATGGTTTATATGTCCTTAGCCAAACTTCGCCGACACGACGACGACGGTTAGGATGCTTCGACCAATGGCAATCGTCGCCTTGGTCAGTCACAAATTCGTCGCGAACGATTAGCACATGGCGCGGCACTTCGACCATATAGACGCGGCCAAGTTGGGCATGATGCGACGCAAATTCGCCGACGCTTACGTTGCCCTTGTAATCAGTGACCGACCAATGAACGCCGAAATGTTCAAGCGCCTTGCGACGTTCCCAATCATAGGTTGCGCCTGTCCAGTTCGCCCGACGCTTCGGCTTCAACCGCTTAATGAAGTTGAACACGTCGGCAAAGGGGACTTCGGCGAAGTTGGCGACGGCCAAAACGCCGCAACAACCTAAGTCGGGACCGGGCGTAGGTGCGAAGCAAGCGCCGTAATGATTTCGTCGCTGTCAAAGTCAAATTCGAAGTCTTCGATTTCGCTAACGTTATTAGCGGCGTCCAACGCCGTTTCAAGCTGATTAACGGTTGCTTCGATTGCCTGTCCGCGTTCGCCGTTCTGAAGCCCTTCAGGCATGTTGTCGAACTTTTCTTGTTCTTCGTCCTTAAGTTCTTCAATTGCCGTAGCAATGTCCGCGAACGTTTCCTTGAAGTCGCTAATAGCTTCGTTCAAAGCTTCGACCATTGCGTTGATAGCGTCCTTAGCGGTTGCCTTGTGACGTTCAAGCGTCGCCATAATGCGCGTTCCGCCGACATATACGACGACGAAAACGAAAACGCCTATTCCGATTGAAATTGCCATTGTTCGTTCCTTTCTTCGCTACGCTTAAGCTACGTCGCAAACTACGTCAAGCGTTTTTCTTCGGGTTCGCCTTCCAACGCAACGACCCTGTTGAAGTTGTTTCGACTTCTTCGCCTTTGCCCACATAACGCGACGGCAAATATTCCGCCGGGTTCATTCGGCATTGCATGACAGCTTCGACAAGTTCGACCGGGGCGAAGCCTTCGACCACATACCATAGGTCAAAGAACATGAAGGTCGTCTTGCCTTCAGCTTCGCAAATTACGTTGATGGCTTGGGCGTCGAACCATCGCTTTTGATATTCGCCCTTCTTTTCCGTTTCAACGCTAAGTTCGATATACATTTCGTCAATCCCTTCGTCGGACCCCGGTTGTATGGGGTTGTTTGGTTGCCGGATGGCCTAAACCGTTGAAAAACATAGAAGTAGTATATAATAGTATGTAGTATATTAATTGTTGGTATTGCCGTAGCTTCAGCCGAACCCAATTTCTTCCCGAACCCGCCCTAGACCACGAACCCTATCCAACCTACTATTTGGCGGTTTTCCGGGGTTTTTGCCTACTACGCCCATACAACCCGACTACACTAGGTCGTCGTAATTATCGACATGTCGTTGACGACGAAGCATCGTTGCGTTGTGTTGAACCGTTCCTTGTCCTTCGAACCAAGTTCCCGAAGTTCGCCGCTGTCTATCATGTGTTGAATGACGGACTTAAGCGCGTTGGTTGCGCCGTTCTTAGCGGCACGGAACGAAGCACGTTGCAACACGCCAAGGCTAATAGCCTTCCACGGGATAACGCCCATAGCGTGAAGGGCTGGCGTAGTTTTGTATTTGCGCGTCGCTTCTTCAGGCGACATGCGGGTTATGTTGTTGACGAACTTAATAACGTCGTTGTGGCATTGCATGTCCAAGCTTCCGCCGATTTCGCCCGAAGCAAACTTCGCAACCATCGCCGAAATGTCACGCGCAACGAAGTCCGTTGCCCATTTCGCGGTCGCGTAGTCAATGACCGGCGTTTGCCAGTTCTGCCCGACCGCGACCAAGGCGGCTAGTTTCATCGCCTTAAGGTCCGCACGGTTCCAAAGCTGTTTGACGACTTCGCCTTGGTTGCCGTTAATTTGCGTGTCGGCGTATTTGTCGAATTGGTCGAACAAGGTTTCGGCTTCCTTGGACGATGGAACGTTAATCGGCTTGTGTGGGAATGCGTTGTTAATCCCGTCAACCTTCGCGACCAACGCCCGCATGTTGCCTAGCAAACTTGGGGCGGGTCCGACGTTATGGTTGAACTTATTCTTCGGCGGACGTGCGCCCGTGTATTCGATGATTGTAAAGCGCGGCAACAGCCCGCTTGATACCATCGTTTCGTCAAGCGCCTGATAGAAGCCTTCGGGGACGCTTTCGCCGACCATGCTAAACGACGGCGACGGAACGGCTTCCGTGTTCTTGCTACTGTCCGAATACGCGCTTGGGTTCAACATGTCGCCAGCGCCCGACTTGTTGTAAAGGTCAAGCCAAACCTTCAGCAATTGCTTTTCGTGCGACGATGCCATTGGGTTGGACAAACGCTTTAGCGTAATGCCGATTTCGCCCAAGACCGACACGAACGACTTGCTACGTTCGAACCAACGAACAAGACCGGGACCGGATGCGATTTCGGAAGGTCCGACGTAAGTTCGAATGCCCTTCGATTGAACGCCGTCCGGTCCCCATGCCACGGCTTCGGACAACCTAGCGATACCGCCCGCGATTGCTTCCTTGCCTGTCCCCGTTGGGGCTATCAACATGATGTAGTGATTTAGGCCGGTTCCGCTTATGTTGTAAGCGCGTCCGACCATTCCGGCCATGAACGCCAGCGCGCCAGCTAGGCTAATTTCCATGACCGGGCGCGGCGACGTGTCGTATATATATTGCGTGATTTCGCCGATAAGACCGGGCGGAACAATTACGTCGTTGACCGCCGCCGTCCGTTGGGGCATTGCTGGCGATGCGTCCGGCGGGTTTGCATTGACCATGCCCGGCATTGCGATAAGCCCGCTATCCGACGCCGGGGCGGTCGGTCCTTCCGCCGCCCCGATAGCGTCAACCGTGGCAATCTGTTCGTCCAACGCCATCTTGAACCAATCAACGTCGATTGGCTTCAACATACGGTCGAACGACTTATTCACCATATATTCCATGTAGTCGTCGCGTTGCGCTTTGTCGCGTTGACCTAGCGCGCACGAACGGAACATGCGGTTCAACTGTTCGCGGTTTTGCGTATAGAACGCCAGAATGTCCACAACGGCAAAGTCGGCTTCAGACTGCGATTGATAATACTTTTGCCAATCGCCGTCCCAAAGGTCGCCGAACTTGACGCCGTTCGTTGCGCCCCTAGCTGCCTTCAACACTTCTTCGTCGGATTGCTTTTGTTCCACGTCCCCGATTGCGTTAAGCGCACGGGCTGGACCGCCAAGTTCCTTCCAAAGAATTTCGAACACTTCGCCGCGTTCGGCAATGGGGCGGTCGTGGAAGACTTCGCCCGTCATCGTCATAAAACGCTTCGACGTATAGACTTCGACACTTGACCGCTTGCGACCGTTCGGAACGTTCGGCGTCTTGCAAATGATATGCAAGCCTTCGCCTGAAGGCGACCGTTCGGCGTAGCTGTCAAAGCCGTTGAATATCTTCAATTGGACGTTGTGGACGGCTTGCGGGTCGTCGTGCAAAGGAACGCCGTTTTCGTTCTTTTGCCATGCGTTATCCAAGTCCACAAATCCGAACGGGTCTTCGGCTGTTAGCACGAACCCGATGCCATCAACCTTCCCCGTCGAATATGCTTGAAGCGCGTCAACGAAGCTGCCCCATGTGCGGGGATTATCGACGGCGGCTTTCGTCGCCCATCGTGGGCAATAAGGAACCTTCGTCGGCTTGCTTACGCCGTCGCGCTGTTCGTATTTCCATACAACCCATTGGTCGTATGCTTTCATTTCGTCGGGGATATTTTCGAATGACACGTCGCCAACCTTCAGTTATATTTATTGAGGATTGGCTTATGAAGCTTGATAAGCTTCTTTTCGCACTTCCTAACTTCGTGGGCGCATGTAACGGCTTCTTCGTGATACCAAACAAATTCAATGTGCGTTGGATTATGCCCGGCAAACTTCTTTGTCTGTTCGTGTCCGCGCATCCGATTTACGAAATCGACCGTGCAACCGACATAAAGGCAAACGTCGCCTTCGAACACGGCATAGACGCAACTATGACGCTTCGGCTTCCATCGCTTCCATTCTTCGAAGTCAAGGCGGTTGCCGATTTCGCCGGGCCGTCCTGCTAGATAGTCGTGCAAAGCTTGGACGCGCTTAACGCCGGGGTCCGGTATCTTGTCGTCGGCGAACCGGCTTACCCATGCGACGGAAACGCCCGCCGCCGTCGCCATCATCGTGTAAGTGACGTGGCGGGGTGCCTCTTTTACAAGCTGTTGTGTCCGCGCCAACAGGGGCGCGCTAGGGGTTGTGTTTTGCATGAAAGCCCTACCAAGTGATTTGCGCCACAACATACCGCTGAAAAGATTTTGCACAACTGCAAAAAGACGCTTGACGGAAAAAGCCGGGACCGGCATAAAGCCAACGTCGGTTCGGCGTCGCTGGACCGCCGGGCAAACTATCAAGGAAGGATTACGAACATGTCATGGGGCAACCCCGCACCCGTCGCCGCAACGCCTAGCGTTGTCGTTTGCGAATATCCCGAATGCCGCGAACATGCGGTCGTATTCATCAACGTTGGAACCGACGCGGAACCGCACAAGGTCGCGTCGTGCGTCAACCATGCGCTGTTCGAAAACCCGATTGTCGGCTTGGTCGAAGGTGCAACCGTCGCGATTTCGGAAGAAGTCACGAAGAAGCTTGTTGCCCAACACGAACACGCCAAGACGGTTCTTGAACAGGCGAAGAACAGCGAAATGGAAGCCCGGCTTATGGTCGGCAACTACGCCTTCCCGGTTTCGGGCCGTAAGGAAGGCGTCAACAACCTTGAACTGTCGGACGGTCGCGTTGTGAAGCTTGGCCATAAGGTCAATTACAAGCTGGCGTCGGACAACGAAAAGGTCGAAAAGGCCGAAGAAGCTTGCGAAGCCATCGGCAACGAAGGGTCGTTCTTGGTTGAACGTATCATCACTTGGGAAGCGAAGTTTTCCAAGTCGGAATACAACAAGCTTGACACGTCCATTCCGACCCATGCCAAGGTCAAGGCCGAAATTGACAAGGTTCTTGAAGTTTCGAACGGCACCCCGTCGCTTGAAATCAAGGAACCGAAAGCGAAGTTGAACAACCAATGACCTTGAACGTCGTCGGTAACGTCATCGAATTTGACGGCTATCATATCGCCCGGATTTCGACTAGCGTTCCGGCGACGGTTCGCGGACGGTTTGAAGACTGCCTTAACAACGCTTACGAAGACAACGACGAAGTGTCCGAAAACGATACAAAGTCGGCGGTCGAATTGCTTGACGGCATTTTGCAAGCTGCTAAGGATAAGTCCGAAGCCGGGATGGTCGAACTAGCCGACGTTGAAACCATCCTTAACGATTTGAAGGCAAAACTATGAACGACTTCAGCGGCGCATTCGGGCAAGCGGGCATTCAAGTTCGACCGCAACAGCCTAACACCTTGCCCACAACGGGCGGGTCGGTCCTTGGGCAAGTCACGACGGGCCGGACGACGCAAGGGCAGCGCATTGTTATTGCGGGCGTCGAAAAGATTGGCAAGACTTCGCTTGGCGCGGATGCCCCGCGCGCAATGCTTGTCCAAATGGAAGTCGGCGGAACCGTCGTCAATATCCCGAAGACCCCGTTCATATCGTCGTATGGAATGCTTATGCAATTCATCGGCGAAGTGAAGCAAGCCGCGCAAGCTGGCCAATTCGAAGCGCGAACGCTTGTGTTCGATACCGGCACGGCGCTTGAACGCATCATTGACCAACAGACTATTGCGGACGACAACAAGGGTCGGCAAACGATGGAAACCGCGCACGGCGGTTACGGCAAAGCCTACGGATATTCGAACGGGCTGTTCGATGATTTCTTGAAGGCTTGCGACGAACTGGCAATCTTCGGCGGAATAAATATCGTCATTACGTGCCACGTCTTCGCCGCCCGGTTGACCGACCCCGCCTATGGCGAATACGATAGTTGGGATTTGCTGTTGCATTCCCCGAAGAATAACAAGACGTATGGCAAGCGCGAAATGTTGACGCAATGGGCCGATTTGGTCGGCTTCCTTCACGAACCTTTGTTCATTACGAAGGGCGAAGGCGAACAGCTTCAGCGCGGACAATCGAAGAACTTAGGCCGGGTTCTTGGCGTATCACGGACGCCCGGCTATGTCGCTGGCAACCGCTACGGTTTGACCGGCGAAATCCAAATTCCCGACCCTGCCCGTAATCGTTACGGGACGGCTTGGAATGCACTTGCCCAAGCGGTGTTCGACGCGAAGGGTATAGACTTGTTTAACCGTGATTAGCGACGAAGAACGCGCGACCCTAAACGCATATACAGACATTGCGAACCTATGGGCGTATCGGGCGGCAACACTTCTAGCAGCGGTCGAACAGTGTTACGAACGTAAAACCACGAAAGGACTTGAAGACATGGTTGCATTTTCATTCAACACGGCGGGTATTCAGCCGAAGTTCGGCGGCGGGGGCGGTTTGCCAATCGGCAAGCATCCCGTCATTATTTACAACACGAAGTTGGAAGCGACGCAAAGCGGAACCGGCGGCAAGATGGTTCTTCAGTGCGAAGTTATCGACGGGCCGATGAAAGGCGCGAAGGGCGACGAAAACCTTACGCTTCAGCATTCGAACCCGACCGTCGTTCGCATTTCTAGCGAACAGCTTACGGCGATTTGCTACGTCATCGGAATGCCGAACGGTATTCAGAACGACACAAGCGAATTGCACAACAAGCCGTTCGTCATCGAAGTTGCGCCGCAAAAGGACAAGCCGGAATATACCGAAATCGTCGCGGTCTATGACATGAACGGCAACGAACCCGGCGCGCAAACCGGCGGCAACAATAACGGCGGCGGACAGCAGAACAACAACAATGCGTTCGGCGGCGGCAACAACAATGGCGGGAACCAAGGCGGCGGCAACGCGGGCGGCGGAACCGGCGGTTGGGGCAATGGCGGCAATGCCGGGCAGGGCCAGCAGGACAACGCCGGACAGGGCCAGCAGGGCGGACAGGGCGGCAACGGGCAGCAGGGCGGCGGCAATGGCTGGCAGCAGTCCGGCGGCGGCGCGGCGGGGCAGGGCGGGGGCGGTTGGGGCGCACGATAACGCCCCGACCTTCGACCGACCCTATCCCAAGCGGGGCGGGCTTCGCCGCCCGTCCCGTTTTTCTTTGAAGGTAAGCCATGTCGCTTGAAGACCCTAAGTTTCGAACGGACGTATTGGCGCAACTTAACGCGGACGCCGACGCGGTATCGCACAAACTTACGGACCAAGATTTTCGTAATCACTTGGGCGCGTCCACTATCGGGAAGCCGTGCCGCCGTAAGGCTTGGTTGGCGTTTCGTTGGGCGTATCAAGAACAATTCGAAGGCCGAATGCTTCGGCTGTTCAATCGCGGGCATTTAGAAGAACCGCGCTTCGTCGCCTTGCTTCGGCTAATCGGCTTTGACGTGCGCGAACGCGACCCGAACACGGGGAAACAATATCGCATATCTGCCCACGACGAACACTTTGGCGGGTCCGCCGACGCGATGATGTTAGCGCCGTCGCACTACGGACTTAGCGCCCCTGTCCTTGGCGAATTTAAGACGCACAACGACAACCAATTCAAAAAGCTTAAGTCGAAGGGCGTTCACATATCGCACCCCGAACACCCGGCGCAAACGTCGTGCTACGGCGACGGCTTGGGCGTCGATTGGACGCTTTACATGGGCGTCAACAAGAACGACGACGCATTGCATTTCGAATGGCTGAAGACCGACCGTCACTTGTCCGGCATGATGTTGAACAAGGCGGCTGAAGTCATCTATAGCCAAGACCCGTTGCCGATGATTTCAACGCATCCTTCGTTCGATGAATGTAAGAAGTGCGCGGCGTCGGGGATATGCCATTTCAAGCGCCCGCCGCTGAAGAATTGCCGGACGTGCCGTCACGCTTTCCCGGCGAAGAACGCGCAATGGTATTGTTCGCATCATAACGGCATTATCCCCGAAGAAGTCATTCGCACGACATGCGGCGACGCATATAGTCGGATAATCTGACATGGCGATGGTATCGGAACAATCGTCGTTGATTACGCGCTTCGACCCGCGTTGGTATCAAGTCGAAGCCGTCGAACAAACGCTAGACTTCTTCAACCATAAGGGCGGTTGGGATTACACGACCAACGCGCCGATGCGCGCTAACCCGCTTATCTGCCTTCCGACCGGAACCGGCAAGTCGTTGGTCATCGCAATGTTGGCTTGGCGCATTATGCAAATGGACCCGCGCGCCCGGCTGATAATGGCAACGCACGTCAAAGAACTAATCGAACAGAACGCGGCGAAGCTGAAATGGCTTTGGCCGAACGCGCCGCTAGGCATCAACAGCGCCGGGCTAGGTGCGCGCGAATTTGCCGCGCCTATAGTCTATGGCGGCATTAAGTCTATGGTCGGACAGCTTGGCGAAGACGGCAAGACCCGGCTTGGTCATCGCGACATTATGTTCGTTGACGAAGCGCACCTTATCAGCCCTTCGGGCGATACCGCGTATTTGAACTTCATTATCGAACTAATGGCCGCGAACCCTTGGTTGAAGGTCATCGGCCTTAGCGCGACGCCCTATCGAATGGGGCTTGGTCATCTTACGAACGGAAAAGTATTTACCGACGTATCATACGACCTATGCAATATCGAAGGCTTTGCCCGGCTGTTGGCCGATGGCTTTCTAGGGCATATCTTCCCGCGTCCTACGGGCGTTAAGCTGGACGTAAGCGGCGTCGGCATGTCGAACGGCGACTTCGCGGGCGCTGCCCTTGAAGCGGCTGTTGACGACCGCGACACGAATTACGAAGCTCTAAAGGAAATGGTGAAATACGGTTGGAACCGCCGTAGTTGGATGATATTTGCGGCGGGGACTGCCCATGCCGAACACTTGGCCGAAACGTTGCGCGTATGCTTCGGCGTCAACGCGCAAGCCATTCATTCGAAGATGCCCGGCGGACGCAAAGCCGCCGACGAAGTTATCAAAGAATTTAAGCGCGGTAACCTTCGTTGCATCGTAAATCAGAACATGCTTACGACCGGGTTTGACCATCCGCCTATCGACCTTATCGGCATGTTCCGGCCCACAATGTCAACCGGCCTATGGGTTCAAATGCTTGGCCGTGGAACCCGGCCTTGGTTGGGCGGATACGTCACGGTTGACGAAGTGACGGGCGAACAAGCCTATTGGCCGGGCGCGAAGCAAGGTTGTCTTGTGCTGGACTACGCGGGCAACACGCCCCGGCTTGGCCCTATCAACGACCCGGTTGTTCCTAAGCCGAAGTCTGAAGGTCCGCCGGGCGACGCGCCAATTCGCACATGCCCCGAAGACAAGCGCGACATTAACGACAAGTTGGGTTGCGGCTTTTACAACCATTCGTCGGCGAAGTTTTGCACGTCTTGCGGTTTCATCTTCCCGCCCGGCGACGGTCCCGAACTTTATTCGACCGCTGGCACGGACGCCTTGATTGCCGACACGCTGCCCGAAACGAAGATATTCAACGTTGACCGCGTTATCTATGTCAAGCATGTGGGCAAGAAATCCGGTCGTTCGACAATCCGTTGCGCGTATTACTGCGAAGGCATCAATTGCTTTTACGAATACGTCACGGTTGAACCGAAGATTAACGACGACGGTTCAACGAAGATGGATTTTGCGACGAAGAAGGGTCGCGATTGGTTCCGCCAACGAACCGGCGTTGAACCGCCCGAAGATTTGACGAACGACGAAATCGTTGCCAATTCGCATAAGCTGCGAACCCCGGCGCGAATAACCGTTTGGACAAATAAGAAACCATCGCCGGAGATACGCAACTATGAGTTTTGAAACCCCATTGGACCGCAACGGCTTCTATAAAGGCGTTAGCGACTATTTGACCGAAGCTGTCCGTAAAGCGTTGGACGACGCAACGCGGACTTGCCTTAACTGCGAACATTTCATTGAAGGACCGCCCGACCGAAGCGGCGAAAAGTGCGGACTTAATCACATGATGCCGCCGCCGTCGATTGCCGCAAGGGGTTGCGATAATCACTTGGATAAGATACCGTTCTAAGCGAAGGATACGACAATGGCGCGCAAAAAAGTTATATCGAAGACCGCCGAAAGTTTGGCGAAGGCTTTGACGTTCTGTTCAATGGGCGTTGACGAAGAAGGCGACACGTATAAGGCACATGCCCGCATCGTGAACGGCTATATCGTCACGTTCAACGGCACGATATGCGTAGGGCATCCGATTGAAGAAAACGAATTGGCGGCGGTTTGCCCACATGTTCCGACGCTGATTTCAGCCATTAACAAGTCGGGCAAGTCGCTGTCGATGACGATTAACGACAAGGGACACTTGGCGGTCACTGGCGAAAACTTGCGCGCGATTGTGCCGTGTATTCCGCCCGAAGGTATGCCGCCGGTTATGCCGGACGTTAAGATTGCCGTATTGTCGGACAGCATCAAAGAAGGCTTCAAGCTGCTATTGCCGTTGACAGGCGAAGACGGAACCCAAGCAATCGACTATACGATTTTGCTTCGGGCGAACAGCATGGTTGCAACGAACCGAAGCGTCATGTTCGAATATTGGCACGGCATTGACCTTCCGCCCGGCCTTGGCATCCTGAAGGCGACCGCAAAGGCAATCGCCAGCGTCCCCGAAAAGCTTGAAGGGTTCGGATGGTCGGGAAGCCGCGTAACTTTTTGGTTCGAAGGCGGGGCGTTCATTCAAAGCGCCTTGGCCGCTGAAGGTTGGCCCGACGTTGACAGCATATTCAACAGCGTCGTTGGAACGCCTGAAGCCCTGCCCGCCGGGTTCTTCGAAGGTATCGAAGCCGTGTCGTCCTTCAGCAAGGACGGCGGTATTCACTTCGACAACGATAAGGTCCGGTCGGGTTACGCCAACTATGGCGAAGACGGACCCGTTTACGGGGCAACGTATGACGTGCCGGGCATGGTCGCCAAGCATGTATTCAGCGCCCGCGACTTGAAGCTTATCAAGCCGGTATGCGACAAAATCGACTATTGGTCGGACGAAGCCAAGGCGTTGTTCTTCGGGCCTGTCGCGAACGGCGAAGAAATGCCGAAGGTTCGGGGCGTTCTTATGAAGCGTCGCGGCTAATGTTCTTTGACGACAAGCCTTCCCCGTTTTCATTGAAGCGCAAGCGGTATAGCGGGCCGCTGCGAAAGAAGAAGTATGCCCCGAAGTATCGCGAATATTCGCTTGACCCGTTCACGGAATTTGCGGCGGGCGACGACGTAATATTAGATACGGAATGTTACCGGAACTATTGGCTTGCAATGTTTAAGCATGTCAAAACCGGCAAATATTTCTATCTTGAACAGCGCGGCGCGGGCAACTTCAGCTTCGGGGAAACGCTTAAATATGCAATGTGGTTCTTCCGCGTAATCAGCTTCAACGGCAACAAGTATGACTTGCCGATGGTTCAACTTGCTATTCAGAACGCCGACACGTCGAACCTTAAGGATATGTCCGACGAAATCATTAAAGAAGGCAAAATTTACCACAACGTCAATCCCGGTTACAATCATATCGACATTATCGAAGTCGCGCCGCTGCCCGATACTTCGTTGAAGACCTATGCCGCCCGTTTGCATGTCAAGAGGATGCAAGAACTTCCGATTGAACCCGACGCCATGTTGTCCTTCGAAGACATGGACGACATACGGGAATATTGCTGTAACGATTGCGACAATACCGAAAGCCTTTGGCATAGCTTGGCGGGCGGCATTGAACTTCGCGAAGCCATGTCGGCGGAATACAAGACCGACCTTCGTTCGAAGTCCGACGCCCAAGTTGCCGAAACCGTCATTTGCACGGAACTAAAGAAGCTTACCGGCTATTGGCCGAAGCGTCCCGACTTTGACGAAGACTTTGAATTTCAATATACGCCGCCGTCGTTCGTTCGGTTCCAAACGCCAGAACTTCAGCGCGCACTTGATACGGTCCTTCGTTCGACCTTCCGGCTAGACAAGGGCGGTTCGCCCATGATGCCCGAAGAAATCGCCGGGCTGAAGATTAAGCTTGGCAAGTCCGTTTACAAAATGGGCATGGGCGGTCTTCATTCAACGGAAAAGTCAACAACCCATAGGGCCGACGAACATTACGCGCTAATCGACCGCGACGTTGCGTCGTTCTATCCGTTCATTATTCTAAACAACGGCTATACGCCCGACCATTTGGGCGCGAACTTCCTTGCCGTATTCCGCACCATCGTTGAACGCCGCCTAGAAGCCAAGGCCAAGTCGAAGGAATGTAAGAAGGCCGGGGACAGTGCCGGGGCGCGCATGTGGGCAACCATAAGCGACGGCCTGAAAATCACTATCAACGGCACGTTCGGAAAGCTTGGTTCGATGTATTCGGCGTTGTATTCGCCGAAGCTGCTAATCCAAACGACGATAACCGGACAGCTTTGCATTCTAATGTTGATTGAAGCGGTCGAACTAGCAGGGCTTGGCGTTGTGTCGGCGAATACGGACGGCTTCGTTACCAAATGCCCACATAGCAGGGTCGCGGACTTCCATTCGATTGTCGCCCAATGGGAAGCTATGACGGACTTCGAAACGGAAGAAACCCGTTACAAGGTCTTGGCGTCGCGCGACGTGAACAGCTATCTTGCGGCCAAGCTGAAGTTTGACGAAGTGACGAAGCAATGGACCGACGAACTTGAAGCTTCGCCGTCCAGCGCCTTCGCCGACGAACGGGCCGGTATCAAGTCGAAAGGCGCGGGCGTGTATTGCGAACGCGGGTCGGCGCTGAATAGCCCGCTATCGAAGAACCCCGAATATCTGATATTGAACGACGCGCTTGTTGCGTTCATTGCTGAAGGCAAGCGGTTCGAAGATACGATTGCCGAATGTGCCGACATGCGCCGCTTTATCGCCGTGAAGAATGTTCGGGGCGGCGGGCATCAAGACGGCGAATATCTAGGCAAGGTCGTTCGTTGGTATCAAGCTAAGGGACACTTCGGCGAAATCAACTACGTCTTGTCCGGCAACAAGGTAGGCGGCACGGAAGGCGCGAAGCCGCTTATGGAACTGCCCGACGACATACCGGCGGATTTGAACCGCCAATGGTATGTCGAACGGGCTTACGAAACCTTGGATAAGCTAGGTTGGCACGGCAACAAGACTGAAGCCGTCGAACTGTTCTAAGTCACAAGGAACGTTTGGGTTTGTCCGGCGGCGGACGGGTCGATTGTTGTAAAGCCTTTTTTGACGAACCAATTGTCGCCATCGTCGCTATACTCAAGATGGAACATAACCGGCTGTTGCCGCCATGCGTCGGATGCACCATCGGTTCGATTGGTAAGAATAATTTCGTCGGGCAGAACAGCCGACCCGAAGTCATAACCAAGCCATGTTCGAACGTTCACGTTGTCGCTATGCCAAGCGGTCGCCGAATTGCCGTCAAAGGCATACGAAGGAAGCCATGAACCGCTAAACCAATTAGCGGCTATCGCGGTGCCGCTGCCAACAAGCGTTGTGCCGCCCGCCTTGAAGTCCAGCGCGGAAAGGCTGAAGGCTTGCCCGCCTTGCCAGTTGTTGCTTGCCGGGCGAACGCGCCAGTAGCGATGCGCCCCGGCGGCGGGGCTTGCCGGTATGCGAGGGTTGCGGGCGTCTAGGTTCGTCCATGTGGCGGTCACGCCGCCCATTTCAACGCCTTCGAAGATTTGCTTGACATACCACGGCCCGGCGAACGAACCCGGCGTTCCAAGGCCGACCGCAAGGGCGTACCATGCCGGGCGTTCCGTCGAATGCGGGAACAAGCGTAGTTCGGCGATGTTGACGGCGCTTGCAAAGGTATAACCGACGTAAGCTTTTCGGCCCTGCCCAACTGAACCGCAAAGCGTTCCCGTGTTGTTATCCGTAAGGTTAGCCGCCGGATACGTCGCGTTATTAGTCGAACGCGGCGTTCCGCCCGTGCAAAGGTCCGACCCGCCAATGGTCGAAGCCATTTCCATTTCTTGAACGCCAAGGTTCGTATAATTGTAAATACATTGCGGTTGAACAAGCCAATCCCGATAAGTCGCGGTTGTCCAATCAATCGCTTGTCGGTCAAGCGAAATCGTTCCGGTTCCGGTGCGAACATAGCCGTATTCAAACGCCCAAGTTTTGCCGTCCCAAGAACTTTCAATGAAAACGTCTTGGGTTCCGTAAGTTCCGCCTGTCCGAATATCGACACGAACAATATCGTCGGGAACCGGAAGTTTGAACGCAACCCAACAATCTTCAAGCAAAGGTTGGTTGCCCGCGTTGTTCCAACGAATAGCGCCGCTGTCGTTCGCGATAAGCGCGGTCGGAACGTTGTAACTTGGCATTGCGGCAAAGGCTATTGCCGTGGCGACTTGTTCCGCCCCGCCGATGGTCGTAAACAACTGGACCTTGTAAACGTCAATATAAGCGTTGGACCCGTTGCCCGCCGTATTGCCGCCGTTGTTCTTGGCGAAGCGAACGCGCCACCATCGTTCGGTCGGCGTCCCTGAAGTGCCAGCGCCAACTTGCGCCGTAATCCCCGGTATCATAGCGCCACCGTTTGACCAAGTAGTTCGAAAATATCGGCGGCGACGCGCTTAAGCGTTACCGTGCCGTCAACAGGAACGACAAGCGTTCCGCCGTTGGGCGGTTGAATAACAACCCCGGAACCTTCAACGAACGTAGCGTCGCCAGCGCCGACATTTCGAAAATGCCATTCGCCGTTCGCCGGAAGCGGCGTCGTCGCATCGGGGTCAACGGTAACGTCTTTCGTTCCGCCGTTGGTCAAGCGAATGTAATTCCCCGCGTCGTCGGGGTCAACGACGTAATCGGCGGCTTCAGTTTGCACGGTTGAACCGTAAGTTTTGACCGAAGCTACCAACGTAGCAAGGCCAATGCGGGCCGAAGTCCATTTCGTAATTGTGACGCTTTCGCCCGCCGCGTCGTCAACGATAACGTCGCCGTCCGTGCCGCCAATCGTCATCTTGCCCGTAGTCAACGCCGTAATGATGCCCACATATATGTTGTTGGCGACATTGCCGGTGAAGCCTTGGACGCGAACGCGGTTGCCGACTTCGAACCCGGCGGTAACGAAGCCCGCCGCGCTATCGTTATAGCTGTTGTCGGACGCCAGCGCGCTAAGGGTCGTCGCCGTAATCTTCACCGTGTCGGACAACTGCGAAACTTCGAATAGTTCGCCGCCCAACAGGGCCGAAGCTAGGTCAAGGTCGGTAATGCGTTTTTGTGCCATGTCGTCAATCCTCAATAAGCCGGGCGTCGCCGTCTTCCGTGTAACGTTCGTCGTCGTCTTCAGTTAGGCGCGAACGGCTGTTGATGAACGTATGCGACGGACCTTGCCAAGAGTAAAGGCCATCGCGCAACGAATGCACTTCGACCCGAACCAAGCCGCTTCCGGTCGGCGTAATGTCTTGCGGACTTACGGCGGGTTCAATTGTTTGGTCTAATACTTCGTCAATGTAAACGCGAACGCGATAGGTAACGCCGGGTTCGGGGCCAATGTCGCCTTCGCTGGCGTCCACAAGATAGCCGCCGGTTTGTTCGATACGGTTACGATGCGTCCATGTGGCGGTAACTTCGCCTTCATAATATGCGCCCGGCGCGTAGCTTTCGCCGTTAATGCGGAAGTCGCCCGGCGGATAAGGACGCGCCGCCCGTGACTGAAGCGTAACTTCCATCGGCGTAGCTTCGTCAAGCGGGAATACGCCCGAACCCGAAATAGGCACAATCTTTACGTCAATCATTTCTGACATAACGTATTCGGTCGGGTCGAACCCGGCGTATCTATCCCAAAACATAGCTACGTCGCCCGCCAAGTGATTTTGTGGCACGGTATCCAATACGCCGCGCCCAACTTCGACTTCGCCGGTTTCGGGGTCTATTGCGTCGATACGCAATAGTTCGTCGCCAATCTGAAAATGCGTCCCGGCAATAACTTCGTCAAAGTCTTGACCGTTGATAAGGAAGAACGTTGTTTCAAGCTTGCCGATATTCGTTTGCAGATAACCGATAGGCGCGAAATCGAACGCGCCAGTATCTTCGTAACCGTCGCCGTTGTCAGTGTTAAGGCGCGCGTTGATAGCCGACGTAGGACGACCCGCCGCGCCGATGACGTATCCAATTTCGGGATGCGTCAACAACTTGTTGTCAGTGTCCGCTTGACCAAGCGTTTGAACAAGTTCGTAATACGGCGCTTCGGTCGCCAACTGTTCGGGGACAGCGGTTGGCGGTTGGCTAGGGTCGGTCCAACTTCCATCGGGGACCGTTACGGCAACGTTCGTGTCCGTGTTGAACACGTCTTGCGAACATGTGATTTTGACCCGCTTATTGCGCCCGGTTCCGTAGGCTATGCCGGTCACGCGCATAACCATATTTACGATACCCCATTTCGCCCAAGAGAACTTGAACACGTCGCCAATGTTCAAGACCTTCGCGACTTGGTGCGCTAGAATAGTGCATGACAGCAACGGCGAAGACAACGCCCGAAGGTCACGTTGGGCGGCAATCGTTCCGTTGCGGGCATTCGTGAAGCCGGGATATTGAACCGGCGCGTTGATGATTACGCCCTGTTGAAGTGCAAGCGCGGGGTCCGTTACGGTAACGGTCGCGTCTTTGCCCGTCGAAGCATCCCAATAAGTGACCGTAACCGAATTGGTAAGTTCGCCGAAGGAAAGCTTAACCGGGTCGGTAACGCTTTGAATATTGCTTTCGTCCAGCGAAAGCAAATCGTCTTCGTCGTAATCGCCCCGAATAGCCTTCAGAACAAACTTGCCCGTCGTGCGCGACACATAAAGCGCCGCGTCAACGTGTTGGTTCACGGTCGCAACGAAGTCTTCAATATTCTTCGACTTATCCCATAGAAGCGACATGCCCAACCCTTCGGTTGAAAACGTGTCCGCCGCTGCCATAAAGCTTGCGTCGTCAATGTCGCCGTCCGTGTATCCCATGCCCCAATCGGGGTCCGTAAGGCATTCGCGGATAATGTGGGCAGGGTTCATGTCAACGGTCGTAAGGTCCGTCAAACGCCAGTCGAACCAAAACCAATTGCCCGACCCGCTGTCCCGGTCGGAACCGACAACAGCAACGTAGTTCGTGCCGACGTTGAAAAGGTCGCCCGACAAAACGTTGTCGTAATATTTGCCGTTCGGGTCGCCAAGGGTTAAGACCAAAACGCCGTTGACATATACTTGGCAATCGTTGTCAACGAACGCTTCAAACCGAAGCGCCGAAGGAACCTTCGCCAAATTGACCGTCGTTCGCATCCATACTTTTTGCGATTGCGGGACTACGGTTGCCGGGACTGTTGCGAAGCCGTAGTTGCCGGGGAACGACCAAGGCTTATCGGCGAACGGCGCGGACCCGATGGGCCATGCGCTATCGTCAAAGCCCGGCGCGGAACGGTTCACTACGTCGGCGCGGGGAACGACCAAGTAACGCCATGACGATTGCGACGCCGACAAGACCGGCGGATAAATCGCCGCCCGTGCGTCATACCATTGCGCTATTCCATTTTGCCTTACGTGAATACGCTGCCCGCGCGCGGCCCATGTCTTCAGATAAGGATTGTTGCCAAGATACGCTTGGCGAAAGATTAGCCCGACAATGCCGCGATACGCTGGAATAAGCGCGCCAAGCTTCGAAACAAGATAACTGTTTTGCGTTTGGGCAGGACCGCCCATAGCTACGTCAACAACGCCCGAAACGCCGCCTTCGCGCCCCGAACCGCCGAACAAATCTTCAGCCGCTACGTTAATGCTTCCGCCGCTATTCGTGCCAACCCATGCGTCGCGTTCGTCAACTTGAAGGCGCGTAATCGCGTCAATAGGTCCGTGGCAAAGGCCAAGGTGCATCCCAAGATAATACTTGTATCCAACGGTTTGCGCTTTGCCGCCTTTACCCATGACGTTCGCGCGCCTTTTCGACTACGCGAAGCGCGTTGGCGTCGCCTGTTGCAAGCAAGTCTTCTTCGGGGATACCTTCGGACAGGAACTTATTCCAATCCAAGTTATTACGAAGAAAGAAACCGCGCGCCCCGTTGCTGCAAAGCTTGGCCGCGCGAATGTCAATCATTTTGCAAATAACGGTCACTTCTTACCGCCCTTCGACTTAATGGCGACCGTCTTCAAGTCGCCATACCAAACAACGTTCGGACCTTTTAAGTCGCGGGTTCCGAACAGAACCGGAATTTCAACGCCTTCTTCGGCAATGGGCGCGGTGATTTCCGACAAGCCCGCCGGTTTTTGCGTTTGTATCTTCGGTTGCAACGCGAAGGAAATAACCAAAGCGCCGACGAATAATGCGATGAACCAAAACATTATACGATGCTACTTCCGCCAAGAGGATTTTTAATCGGGATAAAGTCGAACCCGCCGTAGTTGGGCAGATTAGCAAACTTCGCATTGCAAGTCGCGCGCGAATGGTCGCAACCCGGATAAAGTTTCACGTCGAAGGGGAAGCCTTCGCTTACTTCAGTCGCCAAGCTGAAGGACAGGCGTTGAACGGTTATTTGGTTGCCCACATGGCCCGTGACATAGGATAGGGTGCCATCGCCAGCCCGAAGCATCCCGCCGACGAAATACCCGTCGTCTTGGGCAGCAGCGGCGGCTATGGTGAAGGTCCGACCGGCGGCGGCGGACACGCTGGCGTCAATTTCGAAGTCCGCCGGGTCCAAGGTGCAACCGCGACCGTAAAGGGCATGTCGGCAACTACGCTGATAGCGCGCCCGAAGACCGGGCCGACGCATCGAAGTAAAAATGCTTTCCATCTTAAGCGTTACGTCGGCCATGTCGGGAAGTATCGACGCAAGCCGACCCTTCCAAACGACGTTGACCGTTCCGTTCTTTTCGCGTTCGAAGATGGTAAGCGAAACAATCTTTTCGCCGTTGTCTTGCATCCAACGAATTGCAACTTCGTTCGTTAGCGGAATTTGAACGTTAATGTTCGATTTGCTTAGTTCGTTTTTAACTTCGGCTTCAGAACGTGAAATGGACGCCGGGGCGTATTCTTCGTCGCCGTCGCCAGCGTCGTAAGTCACGGCTTCATTGCCGCTTGTATAGGTCCAAAATAGACCCGTAGCTTGTTCGGCGAAGCGGTAAAGTTCGGTATTCGTCGCCATTAAACTACGGTCCTAACGTTCAAGCCAACGACGGTCGAAAGCCCGCTATGCTGAAGCGTCATCTTGTCATCGTTGTTGCGAAGTTTCAACAAGAACCCGACGCGCTGCCCGGTTCCCCATGCTGTCCCGGCGGGCAGGGCTGGCGTGAAAACCAAGCGGTCGTTGCCGCCAACGGCGACTATGCCGGTAACTTTGGCGTAGTGTCGCCCGGCGTCGGTATCAATGAAGATGCGCGAAAAGCCGCCATGCCCGTTATAGTGCTGCGAATATTCGTCGCCTTTGACCGTAATTCCCGTGCCGCTTGGCAAAGCTGGCGTAACAATTTCCATGTCGGCGCGGTTCGTCGCCATAAGAAAAGGGTTTTCCGAACCTTGGATAGTGTCGGCGAATAGTTGCCACCATTCGAAATCGTCCACGTTGCCAATTGCCGAAGCTTTGAACGACAAGGCGTATCCCCATTGTTCGTAAGTCCAAGGCGAAACAATATCGACAAGGCCGGTATAATCGACGGACGTAAGCCCGGTCGCAACCGTAGCTTCGAACGATTGGCCGATTGGCACGTATGGAAGAACCGGCAAGCCGTCGAAGGTCGCAATAGCAGCTTCGTTCAACGGCGACACAAACGGCAATGTGGGCAACCGTTCGACGTAGTTGAAAGAACTTGTTCCGCTGCCATCCGGGTTCCGCCGCGAAACGCCCGCGTTCGTCGCCGTGAAGACCGTTACGACCGGGCATACGACGGCGCGGGCCGAATAAGCCTTGGTAAGCGCCGTGGCGAACGTAAGCGATACCGCGTCGAAGCTTTCGATAACGATGGTTTCGAACGTCGTTCCTTCGATGACGATTACGGTTTGGCCTTCGCGGAAGTCGCCGCGACGGGCGTTCACTGTAACGGTTTCGTCCCCGATGCCAGCCGCCGCCTTAAGCTTCGTTTGATATTGCCAAAGCGGAAATTGAAATTCGGTTCGATACCGCTTAGTCATCATCGCCAAATGCCGACGAAAGCTTGTCACGTCATCGAAGGCGAAGCTTCCTGAAAACGAACGCCGGGGATACCGAAGAAGGGCGGTCCTATCTTCGGTCCCGTTATACGATACGCCAATGTCGGTTATCCAAGACCAAGTTTCCGTTATCGGAACTTCGGGGACTTGGATTGCTACGCCGTATGTCATTAGTTGCCCGCCGACTTAATAGCGTTGGGGTTGCGCTTGATTACGTTCAAGATGATGCGTTCCCCTTCGTCGCTATCCATTGCGCTAATAAATTCGCGTTCGTCAAATTGGTTGACAATCTTAACGTCGCCCATTCCAGCCGATGCGCCGCCGCCCGCGCCATCGTTAGCCCGCTGTTGCGCCGGGGTTTCGATGGTGACACGTTCGCCGCGCGACACGTTCATGTTGATATTGTTCATATCAACGCCGGACTTACCTTCGACCATGAATTGACCGCCCGTCGCGAAACTGCCCGCGTTGGTCGAAGTAATGGACGAAATCAGCCCCGCGCCGGTCGCGATGACTTGGGCAATCGCTGGCAAGTTGGCCGGGAACGGAAGCTTCAGGGCTTCCGACGCCGCGACATACATGTTGATGGTCGCTTGCGAAATCGCCGCCGCCTTGCCGATAGCCGCAAGCGTCGAATTGGACGACGACGACAAACCGGCCAACGTGTCGAAGAACCCGGTATAGTTCTTCAACTGCAATTCTTGATACTTGCGGTCAAGCGCAACGCGCGCTTCGGCCCGTTGTGTTTCGCTTAGGTTGTATTCGTCGGCCATGCGGTTAAGTTCGGCGTAAACATTAGCCTTGTTAGCCAACATTTGTTGGTCGGCCAACAGCGGGTCAACGACCGCCGTAACTTGCGCTTGGATATATTGCTTCGCCCGCAAGGCTTCGTTTTCGGCAAGTTGCGCGGCGACCGCTTCCTTCAGCTTGCCGGTTTCGGCGTCGTAAATCGAAAGGTTCTTTTCGGCGTATGCCGCCTTAATCGCCTGAAGGTCGTTCGCCCGTGCCAGCGCATCGCCGTAAAGACCAAGCGTCGCCGTAGCTTCGGCGTTGGCTTTCTTCATGGCGTAAAGCGGGTCGGTCGCTTCTTCGAACAACCGGGTTGCCCGCTGAAGTTCGCTGCTATAGCGTTCGACCGAAATTGCGCCCCGGTCGTAAAGGTCGGTTGCCGCGTCAATAGCCGCGTTCATATCACGGGTCGGCCCTTCGGCTTCTTCCATGATACGGTCGCGTTCGGTTTGAACATACTTGTCGGCTTCAATTGCGGCAATCTTTTCCTTAAGCGCCGCCGTTTCCGCCGCCGTCAACGTAATCTTCTTACGCGCAAGCTGTTCTTCAATTTGGTCGTAACGCTGTTGAATTGCGCGTTCGTCCTTAAGAAGCTTCATGCGCGAAATTTCGTTGTCAAGTTCGCGGTTGACGTTGGCCAGCGCCATAGCCCGGTTTTCTTCGGTCTTGTCTTCCTTGGCCTTCTTCGCCTTCGGACCCGCGCCCCGGTCTTCGATGATAGCTTGCGCCGCCGTCTTCAGGCGGTCGCGCGCTGCCTTGTCGGCGTTCTGGCCAACACGGTTGACAAATGCGTTGTAACCGCTTTCGGCTTCGCGGAAGGCGTCGGTATAGCCCGACACAAGGTCCGAACCCATGCGCGCCGCTGCCCCGGCGTTCGCGTTTTCCCAACGCGAAAGCGTGACGGTTTCGAACGACCCGCCAAGATAGTTCAACACGTCAACCGCTTTGTTCGCAATCCATTCAAGCGCGCCGATAGCAGCGTTCGCAGCTTGCGCGAATAGGTCGGCGAACGCCGCCGGGAATTGGTTCCAAATCGTAATAACCGCCGTGTAAGTTCCCTTGAACAATGCGGTCATGCCGAAGCTGAAGTTCTTAAGCGTGTTCCAAATAAGGTCCACGGTTCCCATGATAAACGCGCCGATTGCGTCGAACACGGGCTGAAGTCCGGCGACGCCTTCTTTAATCGTCATCCATACGCCCGACGCCATGTCGCCGTAAGTTATAGTTTGGTCTTCAAGCTTCTTCAATTCCTTCGTCGTAAGACCAAGCGTGTTGACGTATTCTTTGATGCCCGAATTTTCGTTAAGTTCCTTGTGGAACGCAACAAGCTTCGCCGTAGCGGGCGCGGCAACTGCCCCGATACCCACAATAATAGCGCCGACCGTGCCAAGGCCAAGCGCCGTCCCGGCGGTTGACATTGCAAGGTTCCGTTCGGCCAACGCGGCGGCTTCAGCGGACGCGGCAACGCCAGCGTTTGCGGTCGCTAGTTCGGCGTTCGCGATGACAGCCGCTTGCGCCGCCGCCGTAGCGCGGGCTTCAGCAAGAGCAAGCGCGGTCAAAGCTTGTGTCGTCGGAACCGCCGTAGCGTTCACGGCGGCTTGCGCGCTGGACAATGCGGCGTTCGCTACGGCAAGACGTGCCGCCGCGCCGCCCGCTTCAGTTTCCGCGACGGTCAATGCCTGTTGAGCGATTACGGCGTTAGCTGCGATGCCAGCTTGCGCGGCTTGTGCCGCCGCCGCCGTTGAAGCCGCCGAAGCGTTCGCAAGGTTCGCCGTCGCCGCCGCCGTGCTGGCGTTCGTGACTTGCTGTTGCCCGATGACAAGGGCCGTCGTCGCCTTAAGCAACGTCGTAAAGCCACCTTCGACCGTCGAAGCCAAATACTGAATTTGCGAACCCTGTTGGATAAGAACCAACAGCGGGTTTTGTCCGCCCGCCAACGATACGCCTACGTCGTTCAATTGGGCGACAAGATTTCCCATTTGATGCCCGGCAAGACCCGTTGCACCCGCGACGTTGTTCATGTTCGCGGAATACGTGCCAGCCCCGCGCGCAACCGCGCTGAAGCCTTGCGCCGAAGCCTTCAAGCGATTGTTCGCTTGTGCTACGGCGTCCGCATACGTGTTCATGCCGATTGCGCCGTTGTCCAACAGCGTCTTCGCTTCGGCGACTTCCGCATTGAACCGGCTTTGGGCGGCGTAGGCGGGGTCAAGGGCCGACTTCAGGCGTTCGGCACGGGCGGCATAGCTAGTCGTGCTGTTCGCTGCCCTGTCGGCGGCGGCGGACGCCCGTAGGGCAGCAAGGGCGGCTTGGGATTGGGCAGCGGCGGCGCGGGCCGTGGCGGCTTCCGTGCGGGCCGTTTCGGTCGCCAGCTTTTGCTTTTCGACGGCGGCTTTCGCATCGGCCAACGCACCCTTGGACGTAGCATCGGTCAAACGGGCTTGCGCGTTCATTTGTTGGGCCAACGCGCGGGTTGTCGAATTGGCGGCGGCTTCAGCCTTAAGCGCGCCCGCAACATTCATCGAAGACAAAGCGGCTTTAAGCTGTTCAACATACTTGTGGGCATCGCCCGCCGCGTCGCCAATGCCACGAAGCTTACCTTCAACGGATGACGAAACTTTGTCGGTTACTTCAACGTCAATCCGTTCGTCGGCCATTATTTCTTCCAATCGTATTTGAAGTCGCGCAACGCAAGTTTGCCCACAATAACCGAAGCATGGACAAAGCCGCCGGGATGCTGCGTTGATGACCCTTCGTCTAGCGGCTTGATATACGGCAAGACGTTCGAAAGGTAAATGGGTTCGCCGGGCTTCGCCTTGGCAATAATGGCGTTGGCTTCAGCTATGGCCTTTTCGGCGCTAGAAGCTTGCGTTGACCCTAGTTGCCCGCTGAAATACGGGGCTATTGGGAACGCGACCGGGAAGCCGTCGCGGGCTTGCCAGTTCGACAAGGCTTGCGATGTATCGACCGGCGTAATGTTGACCAAGTAACGGACGATTGTTCGCGCTACTTCTTTCTTGGCTTCGTTGGCGACTTGGCCGACTTCCCCGGCGCGGGCATACATGCGCTTTTGAAGGTCGGCCAAGTTACCCATTACGTTTGCCCCTTGTCGGTTGCTTGGGCGGGGGATGCTTCTTCTTCCACCATTGCAGAAATTCAGCGTCCATCATTCGAACATAATACCAAAGGTCTAGCGTTTGCCACAACGTAAAGTCGTAATCGTAAGCATACGTGAACACGTCCGACCGCTTAATTCGTTCAAACTTCGAACGTTCCCGTTCGCCGTCTAGTTCGAACCAAGCGTTGAAGTATAACGCTAGACCCGGTAACAAGTTCGGGCGGTTCTTCACCCTTGCGGGCAGTTCTTCGCCAAAACGCTTGAAATCTTCGTAATACGACCGTTCAACTTCCGGCGGAAAGTCAAGCGTATAAAGAAGAACGGCTATCAGTTTCCCGCCAAATCCGTTCGCACCTTGTCGCGGAAGTTCGACGCCTTCTTGGCGCGGGCTTCCCAATCGTCGTAAAGTTCGGGCAGTTCATCGAACAGCTTCAGAACGTTTTCGCGGTTGTATTCCATGATTTCGTTGTTGTCTTCGTCCTTGCCGGTAAGGTCCGACAAAGGCAGATTTTCGACGTTGTGCAAGATTTCGTCGGCGAACAGTTCGCGCGTAAGCTTGCGGGCCATCATTTCGCCCAAAGCGTCGGCCTGAATTGCGGCCATGTGCGGGTCGAACTTGTCCGAAAACGCCTGTTGGTATTTCTGATTATTCCGCGACATGCGCGAAACAGTGATGAAAATTGGCTTGTTGTTGTATTCGTTCAAGCCGACTTCAAGACGAACGCCGTTCGTTTCCTTGGCTTTGTCCGTCCCGTAAATCTTGCGTAGCGACATGGCGATGGTTCCTTGCTGTTGGTTAAGAGGGTTGCACGTTATGCCGAACGTTTCTAGCATCGAAAACATGGAAACGCTAGAAGCATATTTTGCCGGGCTATTGGACGGGGAAGGTTGCTTTCAACTGGAAAAGCGCCCGTCGCGCCCCGGCGGGGTTCGCCCGACAATTGAAATGAACATGACGTGCGAAAAGACCATTCGCGCTTTGAACGACCGCTTCCCCGGTCGAATTACAACGCGAACGCCGCGCAACGCAAATTGGCAACCGCAATGGCGTTGGAAGGTTCAAGACAAGTCGGCGCGGGCTGTTGTTAAAGCCATCCGGCCTTACGTCATAACCAAACGCGAAGTTGTGGAACAGTTCGTTGAATATTGGGAAGGGCGCGGCACATGGCACCGCGCCCCATAACCCATTAGAAGATTGCGCCGGTCGATACCGCGTAGTTCGGCACATACGAAAGCCACGTAAGCAACAGCGTATGGCCGAAGGGGCTTTCGGCGGCGGCGGTCGTCAAGGGCAGCATAATCGCCGTGTCCTGTTCGACGTTCGGGCGACCGCCGCCAAGCGAAATCAAGGGAACGTCGATAATGAACGCCTTGTTTTGCTTGGTATAGATTGCGTCGAACGTTACGTCGGCGTCGTCGTCAATCGCCTGTCCCGCGCGCATGTCCTTGAAGTAGGCGGTAAATTCGCCGTCAACTTCGAACATGCCTTCGGTCGTATCGAACGCCCCATAGATGCCTTGCGCCTTGTCGGGCGAAACGTTGTTGGCAATGGTCAAGGTCCATTCCGTGACCTTGCCGAACAACGGCGTCGGGTTCAACGTCCCGTCAAGGACGCCGATGCGGCAACGATACAGATTGCGCGACGTGTTCCAACCGTCTTCGCCAAGCGCGGTCGCAAGCGTCGTCGTGCCGGAACCGGCAAGAACGCCGTCCGTGCCGGGGCGCTTGACGTGTTGCATACCGATATACGTCACGTCAACGTTGACCAACGCCGCAAGCGGGCTGTTCCACGTCAATTCGTTCGCCGTCGCGCCGGTAACAACTTCGGACATGCGCCCGTCGTCATCGCGGCCAAGCGGACGTTCAATCGTGTCGGTAAGCTTCACGATAAGGTCCGGGTCTTCTTCGTTGCGAACGACCGTGCCAAAGTAAATGTCAAGGGCCGTGTCCGCGCCAGCATCGGCAAGCGCGGCGAACGTAACCTTGTCATATTCCCAATAGTCCGCCGTGATAGCGGAAAGCCGGGCGTAACCGCGATTGGTCGGGCTGAAGCTGTTCGCGACTTCCTGTCCGCCGATAAGATGCCATTCGCCGGGCAAGACGCCAAACGTCGTCATGTCCATTGCGGCGGAAGTAAGCCGAAGCTTTCCGCCGACAAGCGTTGCGGCCATATCAGCGTTCGCAAAGCGATGGCCGACGACTTCAAGCGTTGCCGTTGCGCCGCTTTCGTCAACAAGGCCGTTGCCAACGACGACTTCGCCCGCCGCGTTCGACGCGACAATGTGAATACCGTTGTTGGCGGTCGTGCTGAAGCCCTTCACAAGAACGATGCTGTTGGCAACGAAACCCGCTTCGTCGTCAACGGCGTAAGTGTCGTCGGCGGCGGTCGCGGCGGTTGCGGTCGTCTTCGGCTTCGTGCGAAGCGCGGCATAGCAAAAGCTGTCCAAGACGCTTTGCATGTTGTTGAACGTGAAATCTTCGTTCCAACCCGCCGTTACGTCAAGGTCAACGTTCGACCCTTTCTTGCGCTGGCGCGATTGGCTGAAGGGTCGCCGCGCAACTTGCGTCGGTTCGCCGCCGAAGTCCGAAAAGCTGTTCGGTTCGCGCGTTTCAAACGCCGCCGTCGCGTCGATGGTCATAAGTGACGTTTCGCGCGCCTTGAAGACCGTTGCTTGGTTCGAAGACTGTTTATCGCCCGCCATGTTTACTTCCTTTCGTAAATTTACCTAAAACGTTTTTCCTTAAGGCGCAAGATAATACCCTGCAGTTGTGCGCCAAATAACCCCGGTTGTGATAGGCATTACAATTGTGACCGCCGTATTTTGAGCCGAAGCCGCCAAAGGATAAGAAAAATCTTCGCGCCAACGGTCTAACGACCCTTGCAGCGCCGCGTCGGCGGCAAACGAAAAAGCCAAAGAACCCGGCAAGTTTGTTGTTGTAACAGTAACAGGCGCGGCGGCGGCTGTTAAAGCGGCGGCGGCGAACCGATTGATTGAAAGATAAGTCAAATATTGGCGCAAGCCAGCGCCCGGCGCTGGAAGCGTTAACGTAACAGCCGCGCCCGATGCGCCAACCGATGTTACCAACGTTGGCGTAACAAGACTTGTCATTGTGTCGTCAAAAGCGCCGACGTTGGTTGACAAAGTGCAAATCGCTAAGCCTGAAGTAAACGCAACCATGCGAACCCGAACAATTCGCGCCCCTAGCGTTCTGCCTACAAATTGTCCAATGGCGGCGCTGGCGGTTGTCACTAAGTAAAGCAATGACGCCGCATTGACTGGGCGAACTGGAATTGAAAACCAATTAGCCCCATCAACCGAACCTTCAACAGTAAGCGTTCCGACGTAAGCTCCGCGAACGTCAAGCGTGACAGAAGCCGCGCCGTCCGCCGGAACAACAACTTCAGCGTTAGCAGCGCCAAGATTACCTGTTTGAAAAATAACTTCACGGGGGTTTAGCGTTGGAAAACCGCCCAAAGGCGTAGCAAAGTCGCGTGAAATTTTTGCCATTAGAATGCACTCCAATTAAGTTTTACAACGCCGGAAGTCTTCGAACCAAAAGACAAAGTTACCGAAATTTCGTCCGTTCCAGCTTGCCCGACTAAAGACAACAAATCTATAAATTCGGGGTCGTTTTCGTCGTCATTTTCATGGGATGCCAACGACAAAAAGATAATCGAAGAAGGGCTTACGCCAAAAGCGGGAATTGTTTCGTTCCATTCAAAAAGACCATCGCCCGAAGGCAACGTGGCAAAAGACGAACCTTTCAAAACCCCGCCAGCGCCGCCAAGCGCGGCGACTTCGGAAACGGTCGCTTTATAAAGCGTTCCGCCGCGTTCGATAACCAAAAGGTCGGTTGGTTGGGCGCTCATTTTAAGGCGCGCTTGTCAAATTAGCGATTGAAAAACCAATTTGTTGCCCGGCCAAAGTCAAAGGATTGGTCGAAGCACTTCCCGCAAGTGTAACAGCGGCGTGACTTGCCAACAGAATATTGTCCAAGTTAATAGCGCCAGTAACAGTGACAAACGCAAGTTTGTTAAACTGCCCCGGAACCATTAACCCGGCGTTTGTTCCATCGGCGGCGGGGATTGTTGCATCGGTCCCCGTGTCGCTTGTTACGACCCCG